CCAGCTTTGTTGGGATTATTATGGACGAAAACTATACTTGATTTGAAATAAATTAAATTTTACAACTTTGCTTGGAATAAATTATAAAGTAATTAAATGTTGTCAGATAATAATTATTATTTGACAACATGTTAACATGTTATTAAACATTGGGCCACACGCCACCATTTTCTCCAGTTTGTGTTATTGATGAAAACATGAAAATGAAACACAAAATGAAAATGGCCGGGCAACTCAAAAACATGCCATAATTTGATTCTCGATTATGGTTCTCTCTTAATCAAAAATCTGAAATTCTCTCTTAATCAAAAATCTAAGGTTCTCTCTTGATCAATAATCTGAAGTTCTCTCTTGATCAATAATCTGAAGTTCTCTCTTAATCAAAAATCTAAAGTTCTCTCTTAATCAAAAATCTAAGGTTCTCTTGATCATTAATCTAAAGTTCTCTTGATCATTAATCTAAGGTTCTCTCTTGATTAATAATCTAAGATTCTCTCTATCAATCATTATCAAGGTTCTCAATTAGTTGATAATCAAGGTTCTCAATTCAGTCGTTTCCACTCAAATTCAAACCATGGAAGTAAACTTCCTGCACGGAACATGTACCAAACCAAGATATCTGCAACCGTTATACAGAATCTCGGTTCCAACTTTGGCGCGAGTGAAAAATAGTGCTTTGTCTATTTTTCTGCCGCAGTTGGAGAATACATTTCCATTGCAAACGGTTGAGTTTGAATTTTTGTGGAAACTTTTGTATTTTTCTGAATTCGATTATCAGATATCAATAATTTGATAATGATACATATTCTCTATATTTATATGTACAATGTGGGCACTATGAGTTCCACCAAAATGAATCCCTAGGAAATCCATTTCGGAAGAGCCCATAGGCCCATTTTTTTTTGGGATACAAAGTTGGCTATTTTAGAGATTTATTTTTTCAATTTTTATTGGACACTCACAAAGTACCTGACCTGGCAGGTCGAATGACCAAATAATACAATATTATTAACAAAATAATGATGACAATTACTGACCAAATATTCCAATAAGTATTTGATCGGCGTTTATTTATAATATTTGAATACTTTGGCCCTTCATAACCTGGCGCCAAATAATCATTTGACCACATACTATTTTGGCCACTTGGAGTACCAGTCAAAGAACCACCCAAAGTACCACCTTGGGCAAAAGCCGCACCAGTCACTGCGCCAGTCGATGCACCTGTCATTGCGCCTGGTAATGCACCAGGCACCGTGCCTGTCGATGCATCAATTGTACTACTTGTCACATTTGGAATGCCAGTGGTTGTACCAGTGGCAGTTGTATTAGCACCTGATCCCACACATATAACGTTCGGACTATAAGTGGGACTGCATGGATAAATACTTGTTGCATAAGGAGGAGCACCGGGTTTAGCCACACATTGGTTGGCAGTCCATTGGCAATATTTACCAAGAGTTGTTGAGTTACAATCAATGGGATTTTTGATTAGATTACAATTGGCAGAGGCTTGTTCACAAGGACGACAATCTCGCCATCGATGATTTGGATTGTCAGATTGTTGACAACAATAATTATACGTGGACGTACTCATGAAATATATATTTAAGATAGATTATAATCCGGAATAATATTAGTCTGAATTATGATCCAAATCACGATCTGAACCATCAGAGCCAAAATTTTATATCATTTATGAATCGAATTCACTCCAGTTTACCGTATTAGCCATAATTATTTTTTTGGTTTCGTCACCATATTTTGTTGACATTGTTTTTTGATAGATATGGTCTTTGATTTTTTCAAATATTGTTGTTTTTATTAACAACGAAACAAAAATACATCGTAAATTTCTAAATTTATTAGTCATATTTGATTCGTTTAATTTCTCTAATACATATGATTCATCTGATTCATCCGATTCATTTAATTCATATAGAAAACGTTCTATTTTTTGGTAAATCAAATTCCTATTTTTCTCAAGAACTGTGATAGTTGACACTAGTATTTCCAAAAATTTTTTATATTGCTCAAAATTTTCTTCTGTTATTACAGTGGACTCATTCATAAATATTTTGTATGCGTCAGGTATTCTGATATCTAGTTTTTTCCAAAGTTTCGGATCATCAAGGTCAAGGGCGGACAAATCATTCTCCGTAAAATTATTAAAATCTTGATAGAAAGTCGACATGGTTTCAATTAAATCGGCATTATTCAAATCCAATGGAGGTTCCAACGAGATATCCTGACTTATTATCTTTTCATCATCACGAATGTTTTTTAATGAATGTGACATTGTCAAAATTAATAAAAAAGTAAGGATTATTATCACTATAATCATTTTTTATTTCAATTTTTTGAATATTTGATATGATTTGAAATATAGTATAATTTACAACATGATTTTGTGCAGAATTTTTTCGTGAAAATAATTGTAAATAGATATTTTCATCGTAAATACAAGAAATAAACATCGCACGTTTTTGAAATAAATGTCGTCTTGGAGAGAATTATTTTCTGTGCATCAACAATATGATGAATGTAGCAAAGAAAATATGAAAAAGAAAGCGAAATCAAAAAAATTTACAAGACCACAAACAAAAAAGTCTAAGGAAATCATCTGGCTATTGGCTATTAGATACAAATTGCATTAAAATAATAATCAACTCACGTCCTAATTGAATGTGTCCACATCAAGGTTAATGCAACGATAATGACACCATTAGAATTGGTTCTCAAATCTTAAATGTTCACGTATCAAATTTTTGCATATAAATTTATATTTCTTACCAAATATTAGGATCATGGAGGAGTTGGAGTTGTTGAAACAATTAGCCCACGCAGAAAGTCAAGTTAAAGGGACAAGTTTAATCACCATGTATATTCCAGCCAAGACTAACTTTTGACTAGTCAGCAAACGTATCGACCAGGAATTAGGTGTGGTTTGTAATATCAAAAACAAAAATGTAAGCAAAGCTGTCACCGAGGCCCTAAGGTCGGTTAGTTATCATTTGAAAAACTTGGCTAAATTACCCGATAATGGATTAGTTATTTGTGCAGGGCGTTATACTTTGCCCAATTATTTGAATATTTCGCAGTATCTTTAGCACTGAATGTTTTTTATTTAATCCTCCGCATCCAATAAAAAATTTTTATTATCGGTGCGATAACAAATTTCATTTGGATGGTCTTATTAAAATGTATCAACATTGTGATAATTATGCCATTGTTTTGGTTTCAGGTAAGCGTCTCGAATTATATGTGCATAACAAACACGTCACCAAATTATTATTTGGCAAAGACGAAGAGTTACCAAACCAACATAAAACTGGCGGCCAATCAGCACCCCGATTTGGTCGAATTCGTGATGAGAAAATTGGATGGTATGCCAAGAAAATTGTGGATATAATGATTAAATATTATGTAATTGATGGCAAGTTCATTCATAAAGGTTTGATATTGGCAGGTCCCGCCGAAATGAAGAAATTAGTTTGTGGAGAAAAATTATTCGAACAATATTTTCAAAAATTTTTACTAAAAATACTAAATACTGCAGAAATCACAAGCGGTTTGATTTACCGTGTACTCTCTATGGCGGTCGATATCTTGGATGAACCAAGAGAAGACCCCTTGAAAAAATTAGAGCATCTTATTTCGGATCCGAAAACAATTGATTTGGTCGTGTTTGGAACTGAAATGACTCGGAAATTATTGATCACTTCGAAATTGCGAGAAATTTATGTTTGGTATCGGTATGAAAATTTAGACCAAATGTTTGAACATTCTATGGGCAAAACTAAGATTCATGTGGTAAGGTCCAAAGAATTTATTTCCAAATATGGACCGCTAGTGGGAGTTAGATATTATGCCATGACCATAAATGAAATAATGAATGATGAAACTGAAGTTTCTGAAGATGATCCAACAAATTGAATTTATTAATGAATCAATTAATTGATTAATAAATTAATTAATTGGTTGATAAAAAATTGATTTTTGGTCTGCCAAAAATTATTATATTGTCTCATATTGTATTATATTAAGCAAAAATGAATTTCTTTCGTAGATTATGTTGTGGAGGTTTTATTAATTGGACCGAAAATATAAAAAATAAGCGAACAATAATTCATTATCCCAAGAATGATGATGAGATTTGTGAATTAATATTGTTGGCTCTGAAACGTAACCAAAAAGTGCGTGTAGCTGGTTCAAAACATTCACAGAGTCCAGCAGTTACTAATACAGCTGAACCCAATTTATTACTTATTTCTTTGGAAAAATATAAGTCTGACAAAGATATTTTTATTGACCATGATAAAATGCAAGTGACTGTCAATGCGGGATGGAAATTGGGTCAATTGGCTGACGAACTTAATCGTCACAATTATTTATTGGAAACTCAAACTGCGGGCAGTGTTTTTAGTATTGGTGGTATTTGCTCTATGCCTGTTCATGGATCCAGACTGGGGGCCAGCATTATATCAGATTATGTAACCGAAATCACATATATTGATGATTCATGCAATAAAATAACAAAAACGGAGGCAGATGATGATTTTGATTATTATCGTACCAATTATGGTATTTATGGTGTTGTGACTCATCTAACACTGAAAATTATGGCGGTCAATAATATTTCAGCCAAAATAACCAACTTTTACAATATCTTTTACGATATTCACGTTGACGGTTACAAATTAAAGAGATCACAATTAGATGAATATTTTGCTAACGTTGTTGCTAAATGTCTTGAACCCGATCCTAATTGTCCAGAATATGTCCAGTGTTTTGTGGATTATTATAATAATGTTTTTGTGGTCATCGAATGGAAAGACGATGATGAAAAATATCACGTGGCGAAAGAATATCCTGATGCTACCAAAATGTATAATTTATTGACACCCGAAATCTATTTCAGTAAATTATCTAAGAATTTCAGAAGTCATTTGCCCACACTCAAGACAGGCAACCAGATAGCCCGCGCTGCTATTATGTATAATGTGGAAAAAAATATGCAAGAAGATCGTGACATGTTTTGGATTAGTACCGCTTTACGATCCAATTTTATGTCTTATTTTATACCGATATATCATGAGGATATTGGGCTGAACTTGGATAATTTATATACGTCCATTGAGTTTGTTATGAATTTGAACAAAATTTTCGTGGAAAAGGAAGCCACCTTTAATATTGATTTGCCTTCAGATATTCGATTTGTAGTTTCAAGTCAAAAATCAAAATTGTCACCCATTTATAATGAGAAGAAAATTGTGTATGCTGCTGTGGAAATTATTTGTACCGCGTATAATATTGAAACTGATCGACGTAAAATTAATGGTATCACGGAACATTTAATTAATGAATTGTATCGTCAATTCTTTTACCAGGTAGAACAAAAATGGTTGTCTTTGGGAGGCATTCCTCATATTGGCAAAGTTTTTGGTTTCGAAAAAGATACTGACCCTTTCCAGAAATCAAGAATAGCCAAAGTTTTGCCTGAAAGTGCAAAATCTATAATGCGTGAAAGATTCGACACTCTATTTGTTAATAATTTTGTGACGGATCTGTTGACAGAAATACCAGACGCGGAAATTCCAGATGCTGAAGCACCAGCATTGTGAGGCATCAATAAAAATATAATCTTAATATATGTTCAATGGAAAAGCCAAGATGTAATAATCCTAATTGCCAGCGTTGTTTGAATCAAATGGCTGGTAATTATGTCATTAGAAGGCAACCAAACTGCCAACCCAATTATATTCCTGACTATCCAAGAAAATGTCGCAAGCCTAATCCAAAATATCCAAATTCATATACTGAAACCTATAATGAATTCGGACCACGACCTGTTTATCATGTGTATGACCGACCAGATCCATGTAATGGACCATGTCATAGACCATATAACAGACCCTGTGCAATTCCGAATGGAGATTCCTGTCATGGACCATGTCCAGTTCCTCCCAATGGACCATGTCCAGTTCTTCCCAATGGTCCAGGTAATGGACCGTGTAATGGTCTATGTCCAGTTCCACCCAATGGTCCATGTCCAGTTCCACCCAATGGTCCATGTAATGGACCATGTAATGGTCCATGTCCAGTTCCACCCAATGGTCCATGTCCAGTTCCACCCAATGGTCCATGTCCAGTTCCACCCAATGGTCCATGTAATGGACCATATCCAATTCCACCCAACGGTCCATGTCTAGTTCCTCCCAATGATCTGTGTACCGGTCCATGTCCTGATCCATATGTTGATACACCGGAGGAAATTTTTGCCAGAGATTGTGGGTCGTGTGGTCCATGTGATTCTCGCAATCGTGAATGCGTAGACCAATCTAATTTTCAATCGCCTGATTCAGATTCAGATATTTCCACATGCGAATCAAATGGTAGTGATTCTCCGGATGGTCCAAATTCATCTGGCAATTTCTGTGGAAATAATATGTCTCATGCTCCCCACCCCCAAAAATTTATTGTGACAGATGAATATTTACTCAATTATTTATTGAAAAAATATCAATTGGATAAACAAAAATTAATTAAGTCAATCGAAAGGACCTATGAAAAAGAAATGAAATTATCTGTCATAAAAAAATTTTATAAACAAAACAAATATTTGATAAATAGACCATTTAAAGAACAATATCAATATTTTAAACAATGGAATAATACTGGTATTTACATTTCCAAAGAGGAACTCGAGGATTTTTTCGAATGCCAATATAAGTGAGAACGAGTGAATGTTACATTGCTTAGTCTATATTATAATTTAACGACTCTATTAATTGTTGATTAACAATTAATAAAATAATATATATTGATAATAATATATGGCATTTAGTTTGCGTAATTACAATTACAAGAAATATGTTAATGACCAGCTGCAAAAATTATATGAATTAATTAAAAGTGAATTTGAAACTAATCAATCTTTTGGTCCTCCAGGTAAAGATGGTGAAAAAGGTGACAAAGGTGATCCAGGCATGAAAGGAGACCAAGGTAGGACCGGATTGCCTGGGAAGAGAGGCACGGTTATTTTTTCTGATAATGGTCCACCATCACCTGATCTTGGCCAATTGGGTGATTATGCAATTGATTTGAATAATGGTAACTTTTACCAAAAACAGAAAAATGGATGGGTCCTTATTTCCAATATTAATGGAGACAAAGGAGATCAGGGTGCCAAAGGTGATAAGGGAGATCAAGGTACTAAAGGTGATATTGGAAATGTTGGCCAAAAAGGTGATAAAGGTGATAAAGGAGATAAAGGTGAAATGGGTGATATTGGAAGTCAAATCTTCTTTGGCCAGGGTCCACCCGATCCTGAACTTGGAATAGATGGAGATGTTTACTTTGATACTTTGAATGGAAATATTTATGGTAAAATAAATGGAGTTTGGGTTCTGGAAGAAAATTTGACCGGACCAAAAGGAGATAAAGGAGATAAGGGTGATCCAGATGGAGAAAAAGGAGAAAAAGGAGATAAGGGCGAAGAAGGTGATATTGGTACAAAGGGAGAAAAAGGAGAAAAAGGAGACCAAGGAGAAAAAGGAGAAAAAGGTTCCAATGGAAACAAGGGAGACCAAGGAGAAAAAGGTGACAAAGGACAAATGGGGGAAACTGGTATGAAAGGAGAAAGTGGAAACAAAGGTGATATGGGTGACAAAGGTGAAAAAGGTGAAATTGGCCAGAAAGGAGATGTCGGAGACAAGGGCGATAAAGGAAACATGGGAGAAACAGGTCAAAAAGGAGATAAAGGTGACAAAGGAAATAAAGGAGATTTAGGTAGTCAAATTTTATTTGGCGAAGGCATTCCGGACTCGGCATTGGGCGAGGATGGAGATATTTACATTGACACAACAACAGGTGACGTTTATCAAAAGGTAGCCGGCATGTGGTTTTTGGAAGACAATATTAAAGGAGATAAAGGTGATAAAGGAACAAAGGGAGAACCAGATGGTCCACCTGGACCATCTGGTCCCAAGGGTGATAAAGGCGATAAAGGAGAAGCAGGTGACCAAATGGGTCCAAAAGGAGATAAAGGAGATCCCGGAAACAAAGGAGACAAAGGAGACGAAGGAGACCCAGGCAATACTGGGGAGAAAGGAGACAAGGGAGACATGGGTGATACTGGTGAGAAGGGAGACAAAGGTGATAAAGGTGATGAAGGTGATATGGGCCAAACTGGTGATAAAGGCGATAAAGGAGAAAAAGGAGACGAGGGAAGCCAGGGAGAAACTGGAGAAAAAGGAGAAAAAGGAGATAAAGGTGATCAAGGTGATATCGGACAGAAAGGAGAACAAGGTGATAAAGGAGACATCGGTGAAAAAGGCCAAAAAGGAGAGTTAGGCGAAAAAGGAGAAAAAGGAGATAAAGGAGAAATGGGAGAAAAAGGTGATATCGGAGATGATGGAGAAAAAGGAGAAAAAGGAGATCAGGGAGATATTGGTCAGAAAGGGGATCAAGGAGATAAGGGGGACCAAGGTGATAAAGGAGAAAAAGGAGATCAAGGTGACATCGGAGATAAAGGAGATAAGGGTGACGCCGGAGAAAAAGGAGACATGGGTGAAAAAGGAGACACGGGAGATAAAGGAGATACCGGAGATAAAGGAGATACCGGTGAGAAGGGCGACAAAGGGGATGATGGAGAAAAGGGTGACAAAGGGGATAACACTTTTGTTAACAATACTGTTTTTGTAGACGCTATGTATGGCAGTGCCATGGGAGTAAGGGAAGATTCCAGTCAACCTTTCCAAACATTGGAACAAGCAGCCGCTGTTGCACTGCCATTGGACACCATTTATGTTAGACCTGGAGTTTATACGGAGGATGGCTTAATTTTGGCAAATGAAGTTAATTGGTTCTTCCAAGAAGGTGCAAGTGTTGTTGGTACTAATAATTATATTTTTACTGATGATGGACAAGATGTAACATCCAGCATTTCAGGTTATGGTGTTTTCAGTTCGGTTTCCGGTATATTAAGTATCAGTGGATCTTCCAATATTATTTTCCAAGGCCAACAAATTTCGGTTAATAATAATGTTAGTGGATTTATTATTACCACACCATTACAATCGACGGAATCA